ACCGGCGCTTCGAGCAGCGTCAGCACGGCGATGCCATCGGTCAGGTCATGCGCGATGATCTCTGCCCGCCGCCCGGCATTGGCGCCGCTGGTCCATTCGACCGTGCCGAAGGTGAACCAGCCCGCGGCAAAGCCGCCGAGGCCGGACGCCGTGAACGCCCGGTCGCGCAGGAGGTCGATGACGACGCCCGTTCCCCTGAAGGCCGATGCGTCCAGATCGGCACCGCAACGTCCGTCACCGAGCGCCGCGTCGCAGGTCGCCTGAAACGTCCGCCCGACCGTCTGTCCGAGGACATGCGCGAGCGAACGGACCTCTGCCACGAAGGCGAGCCGTCCCCGCCGGATCTGGCCGATCGCCCCGCGACGCATCAGCACGCGCTGCGCCGGATCGTTCCAGTTCACCCGCCAGACCTCGACCTCGGCATTGTCCCAGCGGCCGTCGAGGATGTCGGTCTCGGTGATCCGGTCGGAGGTCAGCACGCCCTCGGCGTCCTGCGCGTCGACGGAGAGATCGGATCCCGAGCGGACCTCCGATGCCGTCAGCCCGCTCTCAGGCTCGAAGTCGGTGCCGTCGAAGGCGAGCGTCCGGTCGTGGTCGGTGAAGCCGAAGGTTGTGCCGTCCCCGCGCACGATCCGCCAGCACCAGGCGAGCGTCGTCGTGCCTTCGTCGAGATGGGCCTGAAATGCCGGCGAGAGGGACTTCACTTCCGCCCCCAGCCGCGCAGGAGCGCCACGGATGCCAGAAGCGAAGACACCACGCCGCCGCCCGCGCCGGTCAGGGCGTAGAGGTTGAAGGGCCGGATATCGAGGGTGCCGGTTGCGAGGTCGAAATCCGCCAGCCCGGCCATGGCGAGGCCGGATGCGGCAAGACAGGCCAGGTAGACGAGGCCGCGGGCAAGGTTCCAGTTCATGGACGTCCTCCGATCAGGGTGGTGAGGAATGCAGTGAGGCGAGACAGCAGCGTGGGCGCAGCGGGCACTACCGGCATGGCGTCGCCGGCCGTCGGAACCGGAGCCGCCTCCGGGCGCAGCAGCGCCAGTGCCTCGTCCTCGGTCAGCCGCCGGATGGGTCGCGAGAAATCGACCCGGCCATTGCGGTCGACCGCCCAGACCGGGATGGTCCCGGCGGGGTACCGGCCATGGCGGAAGAGGATTCGCTCGGCCTCGCGCCGGGGGCGGATCGCGGCGGGCTTGAGCCAGCCCATGAAGGCGTCCGCTGCCGCCGCGCGGCTGCCCGCGTTCAGATGCCTCGTCAGCGCGGCTCTCGCGATGCCGCCGGTGTTGTAGTGGAAGCTGACCAGCGCATCGAATTCGTGCGGCTCGAGCGGCACGGTCACGGCCCGTCGCACCGCCGCCTCATAGGCAGCCAGATCGGTCCGGAATACCTTGAACGCTTCCCGGATACCGGCATCGAGATCGGCGGGCATCCCGCGAGGCATCCTGGCCGGATCGGGCGGTCCGGCTGCGGCCGTGTGGCCGATGCCGAAGGTCCAGACCTGTTTCACATCGAGATAGGGTCCGGGCACGAGTCCTTCGTGCCGGACGAGGGCCAGAAGGCCCCGGTCGGTCATGCACATGGGATCACCCCAGAAGCGAGAGGGTCAGAATGAGAACTGCGACGGCGAGGCCGATGCGCAGGTGGTGGGCGAAAGCCTGACGCGGGGCGATGGGGTCGCAGCGAATGAAGCGCGCGAGGCGGAGAAGCTCATGCATCGCCGTCGCCTTTCTTCGCCCCACGTAGCCGGGCGAGGACGAGTTCGATGAAGGCGGGGCCGAAGACGCCAACGAGATAGGCCGCCGAACCTGCTGCGCCCCCGGCCGGGATCGCCTCGGGCGGCAGGCCCAGCCAGCTGGTGACGAGCGCCATGGAAAGGCTGCCCATTCCAGCCGCGATCAACCCGCCTAGCAGGATGTGCCGCAGCGCATCGCGCAGGCGCATCCTCGTGGTCAGTGCGTTGGTCGCCCCGCCGAGCGCACCCCAGGCGGCCAGGATCACCGCCGTCGATGTTGCGAGTTCCTTCAGCACCGCGGCGAGGAACCCGGTCTCGTCGTTCATCTGCGGATCTCCAGCAGCGGGATGGAAGTGATCGAGCCGAGGCGTTCGAGATCGAGGGTGACGTCGAGCGCATCGGTGTCGAAGCGGACGGGCACGTCGAACGCGAAGCCCGCCGTGACGGCGACGCCTGCACCGGGTGCGGAGCCGAAGGTGATGAGGCCGGTCGTGGTATCGACCGACCAGCCCGACATCTGTTCGATGCCCGCCAGCGCGACACGCACGCTGCCCGTGACCGGCTTGGCGATGCTGCGTGTCCAGGACTGCGCGCCGGAGGTGTAGCACTTAACCAGCTGGAACTGCGTCGTCGTGCCGTCGCCGGTGCCGATCTGCTGGTCGGTTGCGCTCGGCACCTGCGATGGCAGGCAGGACTTGAAGTCGGCCCAGTCCTTGAAGCGGAAGCCGTGAAGGCGGCCGTTTCGCGCCTCGAAGAAGGCGACCACTGCCGCGAGATCGTCGGCACGACGGATGCCATAGGCCACGTCATAGCGGCGGCGCGAGTTCGCCCAGCTGGCGTTGCGTTCCTCATCGCCCGAGGCCAGCTCCACGATCTGGGTGCGCCGTTCCGGTCCGCCGCGCGCACCACGGCTGATGTCGTCCGGGAACCGGACCTCGTGGAAAGCCATTACATCCCCCTCCGCCCCAGCGAAACGGCCCGGGCAATGTCCGCCGCGATCTGCGTGCGGGACTGCCGGAAGCTCTCGGCATCGCGGGCATTGATCGTGACGTTGACGGTCTGCGCGGCGGTGGCGCCGTAACCTGCTGCCTCTCGCCGCGAGAGTACCCGCTCGCCACGTTGCAGGATCGCAGGCACTTCGTCGGGCCTGAGCCCCGCCCAGCCCCCGGAATGCATGCGCGGGGCATTGACGAAGGCGTGCGCGGGCACGATGCGGCCCGGTCCCGCAGAACCGACCATGCCGCCGGCGTGCAGGATGTTGGCGAAGATCCCGCCGCCGAGATTGCCCAAAACACCGGAAAGCACGCCTGCCAGCGGGCCGAGGATGAAACGCCGGGCTGCTAGCTTTGCCAGATCGGCGATCAGCGAGGTGACCAGGTCGCCGAACTTCAGCTTGCCGGTCTTCACGAACTCGCCGATCGCGTTCTCGGCGCTGCGGAACGCTCCGACCAGGGCGTTGCCGATGTCGCCGCCGATCTCTCGCGCCTTCGTGGCATAGTCGGCCAGGGTCTGGCTCACTGCCGCCCATCCGGTCGCGGCAGCCTCGGCCCCAGCCTTCGTCTGCTCGCCGGCACTGCGCCCGGCGGCTCCGGCACGACCGGCAGCGGTCGTGGCATCGTTCAGAGCCGCCGTCACCCGGTCCGCCGATGTGGCGGCCTCGTCCAGCGGGTTCTCGGCGTCCCCGCCGCTCAGTGCATCGCGCAGCGCCTGCATAGCCGCGCCCACACCATCGAAGGCTCCGGCCCTGGTCTCGGCCGCGCGCCGGCGGTAGCGGTCGGCCATCGCGCCGGCATTGCTGGCGGCGTGATCGAGCATCGAGGCATAAGACTGCGCCCCGAACCAGTCGATCCGCGCGTCGGCACCGATCGTCTCGGCGACCGCATTGAATGTCGGTCCGATGGTGCCAAGGAAATCTGCCCATTTGTTCGACAGGAAGGCCATCAGCCGCAGCCAGATCGCCTCGATATCGGCGCGCAGGGCGCGGAAGTCGTCCACGAAAGAGCCGAGCGTGGCCTTGATCCCGTCCCAGACGGCACGCGCCACGTTGCCCATCAACTCGAGCGCCGAACCGAAGCCGCCCGCGCCCTTCACGAGCTGCCCGAACCAGTAGATCAGCTCGCCCGCACCGACGATCAGCGCGCCGATCCCGGTGCGGATGATCGCGCCGCGCAGGAGCGTGAGCGCACCCGACAGGCTGAAGGTCGCGACACGAGCGGCAACGAACGCCGCGACCCAGCGCCCGGCCATGAAGGCCGCGAAGGCGATGCCGATGGCTGCGAGCCTCTCCAGATTGTCGGCCAGCAGGATCAGCCCCTCAGCCACCGTCGAGGTAGCGCCCGCCATCTGATCCCAGGTCCCGACCAGTTGCAGGGCGGCGTTGCCGATCAGCGTGAAGGCATCGCCGATGGTCGCCGGCATGCTGTCGGCTTCCTCGCGCAGCAGCTCGAGATTGCCGATCAGCGCCGTGCGGATGACATCGCCGGTAATCGCCCCCTGCTGGCCAAGGCTGCGCAGGCCCGAGACGGTGGTGCCAAGCTCGGAGGCCAGCAGTTCCGCAAGCCGGCCGCCGCTCTGGATCACGGTGTTGAGGTTGTCGCCGCTGAGCGTGCCGAGGGCCATGGCCTTCGACAGCGCGTTCTGGACCGAAGCCGCACGCTCCGCCCGCGCGCCCGAAACCACCATGGCGTTGTTTAGCGCCTCGGTGAAATCGAGGCTTTCCGCCGTCGTCAGCCCCAGTTCGCGCAGCGCCGTGGCGTTGGCGAGCCAGGATTCGGTGGTCTGCCCCAGGCTCGAATAGGTCCGGCGCGCCATGGCAGCGAGCCGGTCCATGACGGCTGCGCCCGCTTCCTGCGAGCCGGTGGCCAGATCGACCCGCGAGCGCAGGTCGGTCCAGGTATCGGCATAGGCGACGAGCTGGCGGGTGCTGATCGCCGCACCAAGAATGCCCACGACCCGGCGCACCACCGCGCCGGTGACATCGGCCTGCCGCTCGATCCGCCTGAAGTTGCTCTCGCCCGCGTCGCCCACGCCCTGGAACTCGGCCTTCACCTGCCGACCGCCCTCGGCGACGAGGCGGACGGAGACGCGTTTCTGGGCCATGGCTCATTGTTCCTGACGCGCGGGACGAGGCTTGTGGGCCGGGCTCATCGCTCCGGCCCCGGCGCCGACCGGGCACCGGACGCCATCTGTTCGTTGAGCTTGCGGACCATCACGGCCTCGATGTCGGGCAGGCATTCGGCAGCGATCAGCGGATCGACCCCGAGCGCCCGCGCGATAGTGAGTGCCGCCCCCATGTCCCAGCCGAGCACCGTGGCGCCGCCCATGCCGGTTGCGATGCGAAGCTGCCCGGTCAGGCGCTG